ATCTTGATCTTTTTCACACAAAAGCGCGGCCTGCAGCAGCTTCTCCTTGTGTTCAGCGTTCCACGATCGCGAGGCCGCCGCTCTCAATGCGATGGGTACAATCACCCCGATCGTGAACCGCACCGCACGGCGCCGGAATTCCTTCTCATCCAACACACCGAAGGAACCTAACTGAGCCACGGCCAGCTTGCGCATGCCGGCAGCCCGCGCCTGGTCGCTCGACCAGGACGAATCGTTGAGCCTGATTTTCAATCGGCGCAACGCCGGCGCCACGCACTTGGGATCATCGCCATGCGGCAACCCCAGAGCAAAGCACACCGCGGCTTCCACGCACATCGCACCGGGCACGGGCTTGCCGAGGCCGGACACCAGGCCCGCGTCCACCAGCTCGATGACCTTGCGCGCATGCGCCTCCGTGATTTCAATTGTGTTGCTCATTTGCTCATTTCAACCGCCAATTCGTGCCCGCGAGGCGGCGCAACGCCCGCGTGTTGTTCGGATTCGCGCTCACGCCGCCACCGCCTTCCCGTTGCCATTGACTAGGTGCGAATGTCGTTTGCCCGCCAGTTTGACGAGCGGCGACCGCCCGCGCAGCGCGTCGTTGAGCAGTACCGACCACGGCACGCGCCGATTCTCTCGCCGCCACTTCCGGAGAAGCGGCGCGAGAGCCTTTGTTTTGATCCCAATCACCTGCGGCAACGCGTCCATGCAACGGGTTTACTGGTTAACCAAAAGTGTTGACTCAAGCAACAAGTTTTTGCAGGTTGGTTAACCAACTGCGAAACTAAATCGTGTTGACGGGCTTTCCGTCGCTTGCAAAATGATTGGTATCCCTGCTGAAGTGTTAGGCGTGAAACGCAGTAAACCGTTTGCCTTTCGACCAGAGGGTGAGACTGAGCATGTTATTCGGGACGCGGTAAATGCGACCGGACTGAGCGTCACGGTCATTCTGAATCGATGCGTGGCGCGCGCGCTCCCCGAGGTAGTCCATGAGGCGGAGCAGGAACGCCAGCGCGCGGCCGCCAAGTTCATGAAAGATCATCCACCTGGCAAAAAGAAGGGCTGACATGCGCCTCGTAGCCGCCTTCAGCGTTGGATTCCTCACCGCTCTGTTGCTGACGCTCGCCATCGTTGGTCGATATTCCTACCAGGCCAGCGCTCAAGGGTTGCTCTATCGTTCCGACCGATGGCCGCCCTTCCGTACGACTTACAGCCATTTCGGCAGTGCTTGGCGTGAAGTCAGTGACGGCGCCCAGAAGTACAATGCTGATGGGCTGGAAATCGTCACCCCCGAAAAATAAATCCTTGACACAAGAAAGCGCTTTCCTGTAGCGTCCCGGCTGCATGAAAAGCAGAGCCGCTCAAGCCCTGGGACGCCTGGCCAAAGGCGTCTCGAAAACATTGACGCGCGCCCAGCGCCGGCAGCGCCGCGAACAACTCGCGGCCGCACGCGCCAAACGTTGGCCCGTCCAAACGTCCAAACACGAATCCAAATGAATGCCACGCTTCCCGCTTACGCGTTTCCCTATCAGTCCCCCAGCAGCAACGCCCACCGCGATGATCGCGGCGCCGAATTCCGCGGCGATGATGGCGGCTCGATCACCGTCGCCATCGAGCGCGGCGAGGCAGGTACCGTTTACCTTTCCACGACGCGTTCCGGCTTCGGGGAAAACCAATTCACCCGCCCCGAACTGGGAAAGGTGCTCGAACTGGCCACAATCCTTTTCCACTCCCTCAAATGAGACCAACATCCGTCCCCTTCAAGCACAAAGGCCAAGCGTTCACCGTCTATCTCCGCAAACGCGACATGGACCGCGGCAATGGCGAATCCGCCCAATATTACTTCAAGATCGACAACCGCCCCTTGAGCACCAAAAAGATCGAGCCCGCGGCCGCGATCGCTGAAGCCGTTGCGCGCCTCGAACTCCGCGCCAAAGCGCCGGGTGATTACAGCGTCGCCCTCGAGACGCTCAAAGCCCGTGGCGGCCGCACCGTAGGCCAGCTCGCGGACCTGTGGGTTGCCTCCGGCTACGCGAATCCGAATGGCGTCCCGCGGACCAGACCCCAAGCTGCGCGCCAGGCTGGCGCCCTCAAGCCGAGCCTCGTCTGGTGGCGCGAAAAAATCGTGAAAGCAATCACCGGCCCCACATTGAGCGAATATGCCGATTGGCGCCGCCTCCATTCCCGAGCCGGCAGCACCGGCAGCCGCGTGGTCGACATGGAACTCGCCGTCCTCAGCAGCCTCATGCACTGGGCTGTCGCCAAGGGCCACGCCGACAAAAATCCATTTGATAAACGGCCGCGATTTCAACCCGCCGAGGAAGTCAAACACTGCTACCGCTCGATGTGTGCGAGCGACGAAGAATTGCACCAGCTCACCGGCCTCCTCATCAGCAGTCCCGTCCCGCGCCTCATGGTCGCCGGCGCCCAGCTCCTCTTCAGCGCCCTCACGGGCCTGCGCCCAGGTGAACCCGGCCTCCTTCGATGGGACGCCACGTGGGCCGATGGTCGCCCGCAGCCTGGCTGCCGCTACAAAACGGCCGACGGCGCCACGCTCCTCGCCGTCGAGCGCTTGAAAGGCGGCATCAACCCTGCCGTGGTCATCCACCCTGCCCTTGCGGAGTATCTGGCGAAATGGGAAACCGCCTGCCGCACTCGCTGGCCGCAGAGCCCGTGGTTCTTTCCGGACCCCGCGGATCCGCGTCAACCCTACGTTGATCCGGAAGACAACCGCGCCCGCATGGCCATCGCGCTTGCCGGCGCCACCGCCGCATTGAAAATCGCGCACCGCAAACCTCACGCCATGCGCGCCTACTACGTCCGCGTGCGCCGGAGCCAGGGCATCGATGATTCCAGGATTGCGCTCGAGCTCGGCCAGGGCAGCGGCGCCAGCATCATCGTGCAGACCTATGGTGACAGCCACGGCATCTTTGGAGACGGCCGTTTCGACTGGCGCCCGGCCGCTGCAGTCGCCGGCGCGCCGGTCCCGGTGAGCGCCTGGGACCTGCTGAGTCCTGCCGGCCCGGCCGTCATCACCCGCATGGATACTCCGTGGGATACTGCTGGGGATACTCCAGAAACTGACCGTGTGAGACCGTCTGAGACCGTTGCAGGAACGGCGTCAACCGCTGAATGTGGTTGACAGTCAATTTGATTAGTTCATAACTCCTTGATGCGCCCGTAGCTCAGTTGGATAGAGCATTTGCCTTCTAACTAGACTTTCCACCGGCTTATCACATTCCGCATCAGTCTATTACACCAGAGAAAGGGGCGGGGATACTGGGCAGGATACTCACGGAATCGTCGGCGCTGCCGCCGGCAACACATACACCCGCCGGCGTTTCATCTCCTGCCACGCGTGTCCCTGTTCCTCCGCCGGCAGTCGCACGATCGAGTTGCTCACGTATTGAGACCGCGCCTCGATGCCCATCGTCCGCGCGCGATGGATCACGTCATCGATGTAGGCGGCCGATTTCGCTTTCTGGACGATCTCCGGATACCGCTCAATCATCTCCGCCGGCTTGCCGGGCAATAGAGTGAACCGGGGCAACTGCCGCGCGATCACATCAGTCGTCGGCTTTGGTGGTAGTTGGTCCGCATAAGGCATCCACGGCGCCACCTTCCGGAGGGCACCGCTTTCACGCACGGTAGCCAGCACCGGGTTCGCTTCGTACACGGCATTGGCCATGTCGCTCGCGCCCTGGCTCTGCCCCGGGGGCACCACAGGGAACTGCCGCGGCACACCCAATGCCGGCTGGTAACCGCTCGCGGCGCCGACGGCAAAGCGCGCCGGCGGGCCCAGCGCTGGTGCGGTCCACGAGTTCACCAAGTCCCTCATCGAGGCGTCCAGCGCGGCTGCATTGTCAAGGCCCAAACGTTTGGACTCTACAGCGCCTCGCACGCCCGAAACCCGCAGCGCGCGGCCGAAGCCCATCAGATCCAGCGCCGGTACCGTGAGCGGCCGGCCGGCCTCGTTGTCGCGGCCGGTGTCGATGCGCCCCAGGGGCGTGCCCGGCCGGCCCATCACGCCGCCGCCCTTCTTGTCCTTGGTCAGCACATAATTCAGCGCGCCGATGAGCACCGCCGAGCCCACCCATCGCGCCGCGATGGCCGCGCGCAACGTGGCCGCGGCCGCCGGCGTCGCTGCCTTCGCGCCCGGAGCCAGGAACAGGTTCCGCACGCCCAGCGTGTTGAAGGTCTTGCCCGCGGTCACAAATGGCCCCAAGCCCGTCTCGCGCAACGCATGCGTCAGCACCCCCTGCAGTCGCTTGTTGTATTGGCCGGCTTGGTTGACGAATTCCCGCCGCGCCGTCTCCGTGTTCACTACCAGGCCCCGCTCCGCCAGTCCCTGGAAGGTGTCATCGAGCACCAGCCGCGTCGTCTTATCCGCCCAATGAATCAGGCGCGAGAGCGGATTCCACGAGGCCCCATAGCTCCCGCGCATCGCGCCAATCTCCGCCAGCTGGCCCGTCTGCGCGCTGTGCTCGCCGAATCCCTTCGCCACCGCGCGCACGATGGCGGCCGGGATATCCGCCCGGCCAAAGGCACTCAGCAAAATGTCCCCCACGGGATTGCGAGCCCCATTCCCCGGCCGGGTGAAGAGCACCGTGGCCAAGTTGCTCACGTGCACTGTCGCATCCGTGAGGCCTGCCAGCGCCGCTTGGTTCAAGCCGCCCGTCAGCCGCCCGAGCGTCTCGCTGAATCGATTTCGGTAGAGGTTTGCCGCCAGCTCATATTCGCGCGCCAGGCTGCGCCGCACATAGATGTTCGCCGCCGCCGGCGCCATGCGCGTCGCGCCTCCTTCCGTCCGCGTCACCAGCACCGTGCGCCGGAGCGGGAATGGCACCGTCTCCTCCCCACCGATGGCCAGCGGCCGCGGGTCCGCCGGCGGTCCGATGTAAGCGTGCCCGCTCTCCACCAGGCGCGCGTCAAAGGCATTCTTGCTCGCGATCTCCAGCTGTCGGGCAAATGTGTTCTGCATGATCTCCCGGTAATCCGTCCCATAGAGCTCGCTCGCTCCCGTCGCGCGCCGGCCGAACGGGCTCTTGCGCCGGAACGTCGCCATGAGATTGGGCGCCACGCCTGCGATCACCCGCCGCGGCTTGCCCTCCATGTCCGGGCGCACCGCAAACAGATTGATGCGCGCCTGCGTCACCGATCCCCGCGTGGGCAATGGCAACAGATCATCGATGAGCATCGCCTGCCGGTACATCGGATCCACCACGCGCTCCCACGCTGCGCGATGGCGCGTTAATGCCTCCTGCACGCCCGGCCGCGCCGTGTAGGTCGCCAGGTCCGCTTCCGTATGGAATGGCGAGCCGGGCGCGCCCACCAGCGTGTGCACCTTGCCCGCGGCCTCGAGGTTCCCCTCCGCCGCGAATCCAGCGCGCACACTGCGCAGATTGTCCTCCGTCAGAAGTGCGCCGAATGCCTCCGGCTCCACATTGAGCCCGGCCAACACCTCATCCGCGAAAGCCTTCGCCGCATGCGGCGCCGCCAGGCTCGAGGAGGCATAGCGCACGCCCAGCTCGCCGGCGCGCCGATCCGCTCGCGTGGTACGCGGCATGGATTCCCCGGCCACACTGGCGATGGTCGCCCGCAGGTTGCCGCCCAGCTGCTGCAGGCCTGCCAACACCGATCGCGTGAGCGGCACAGGGCCCGCCGTGCTCAGCTCGCGCGCCGCATCCGCGGCCGCCTCGGCGCTCTGTACCGCGCGCAAGATCGGCCGCGCAGGCGGCAGGCCGGCGCCGGCGCCCAGGTTCAGCGAGCCCATGCCGGTGAATTCCCGTTGCGCCTCCTCCCAGATCCGGCGCAAGTGTGGCCGTATATCCGCGCCGTGTTCCGCCACCATCTTCTGCGACCAATCAGCGAATTTCCGCACGCCCCGCTCGAGCAGCGCCACTCCCTTCACGACATAAGCCGCCAGCACATCCGGGCCCAGATGTGTGCCGCTTCCGCGCAACACCTGATCCGCCCACATCTCCAATTGCGTGCCGGCCACCAGACCATGCTCGCCCCGGTGATAGATAATCTGCGAAAGCTGTTCCACCTTCCCATCGAGGTACGCCAGGTCCCGCACCATCGCCTGCGGGGGGTTGGAATATTTCGAGGATTGCCGCGCCAGCGGCTTCGATTGCTCCAGCAATCCGTAGATGAGATCCCGTATCGCTTCGCTGGAGTCGGCACCATGCTCCATGATGGCGTCGATCTGCCCCTGCATGTATTTGAACTGCCTCAGCAGGCTCTTGTGCGAGGCCAGCGTCTCCCCGAAGAACGCCATGTTCCGCGCTACAATCGGTTCCTCCTCCGTCAGCCAGTCGAGTTTCGCTTGGAGTTCCGGCGGGCTCCCTCGGGGCGCGACAAGTCGTCGCGCAGGCCCTGAGGCAGGCTCGCCCCCCTCTCGCCCACCACCTGGCTTCCGTCCGGCATCTCCACGATCCAGCTCCCGTCCTTGAAGCGTTCCAGCTTCGGGCGCCGGTTCTGGCGTTTGGGGAAATAACTCACCATGGCCGGACTCTACACCTGCAGGCCCTTCTCGCAAGCTCAACAAATCCCCGCCACCCAACAAATCTCCCTGCCCGATGTCGCCTTGTTTCCCAATGAGCGGTTGCGCTGCACCTTCCTCCACCGCCCGGCGCTGCGCTGCAGCCGACCGTTGCGCCTCTTCCTGTGCCAGCCTGGCGTTCTGTTCTTGCACCGATTCCGGCTTTGCCAATGCGAAGTCCTGCGTCGGCGCTGGCCAATCCTCCCGCGCTACCGGCTCTAATGTCCCCTTGTCGATGTGGATAAACTCCCGCCCGGGCTCGATCGTTTGGACACCGAATTTCGGCCCGTCCTTCACCACGATCCCCGTCAAGTTTTGGTCCTCGTCAAACTCCAATTTGCTCACCGTGAACTCGTGGTCCTGCACCTGGAATTTGTCGCCCTCGATGAGCTGGTCCACCGGCACCTGCTCCACGTTTCCCGCCTCCTTCCGCGGCCGTTCCCCCAGCAGCACGCGCTTCGTGAATTGCCTCTGTTGATTGCCCTCCGCCACGATGCTGCGCTCATAGCGCGCCCGCGCGCCGCGGAAATCTTTCCGGGCCTGCGCGGCCTGGTTGAGCATCTCTCCGAACTGATCCACCGTCACATCCGGATGCAGCAAGCCCTCATTCTGGAGCGCGTTCATCGCCTGGTCCGCGTGCGTCCGGGCGGATGCCGAGAATAAATTGCGCGCTGCACCGATAGCGCGCCAATCCGTGTTCGCCTCCCGAATCAGCTTGGGATTGATTTTGCCCACGTGCCCCTCGATGGCATCGATGATGTCGAATGGGCGCTCCTCTGTAGTCCGCCGGGAAGGCGTCGCCGCCCTGGGGCGTTCCTCACGCTCCGCCGGCATTGCAGAAGCTGTTCCCTCATCCGGCGCTGCAGGCACCGGGCCGGTGATAGTTTCCGGGGGCGACGACCGTTCCACCGTGCCCGGCGGCCGTTCCGTTGTCAATCCGGGCCTCTCCACGATTTCAAATCCGTCTGCGTTGTACACTGCGGCTCCGGACAGCGCCGGCGCCACTTCGCGCACCATCGGTTCCGTTATCAGGTCCCCCACCCTCGGTCCCGGCGCCTCCTCGATGGCCCGCGCCAGCTTGCGCGCCAACGGCTCCAGCTCCAGATGCATCTCACGGTATCCGTGCGAGCCCGCCAGCCCTGCCATCGCCAGGTTGCCCAGTCCCTCCGTCAGGGCCTGTGCCTGGCCCGGTCTATCGCCGGCATACGCCGCCTCCCAATACTTCTGCCACGCGTCCGGCGCATGACTCGCCATGTCCGCAGCAAAAGCCGTGCTGGCCAACGCCCGCACAGCCCCAGGCGCCGCGCCCAGGCCCAACGTGGCGAGCCCCGCCGGCGACGTCATGAACTGCCCGGCGCCTGTGGCTACATTCTCCACCCCCTTCACTACGGCCGCGGGCGTGCGCAATGCCGGCACCTTCTCTCCGATGGCCTCCATCTGCAGCCCCAGGCTGAACGGCCGGAGCGGAATCCCCTTCGTCAACAGCTCGAGCGGCGATTCCGAGACATGCTTATTTCCCGGGAGCTGATCCCCCCGCGGCGTATAAAGTCCACCTTCCCCTTCTCGTCCTGGATAGAACGGCGGCGCCCATTGCGTGGGGAACTCAGCCCTCGCCGGCGAGGGCGCGGCTATCGGCTCGACGATCTCGAAGCCATCCGCGTTACGCCGCCCAACTGCCGGCACCGCTTCCTCCACGATCTCAAGGCCGTCGGCATTGGTGGGCATGATATCACTGGGCCAACTTATAACCCTTGCCGCTGAACTCGCCCATGCGTGTGCGCGGCACTCGCACCTTGTTCCCCGCCTTATCGAACATCAACACATCCGCGCTGCCTCTGCCGGATTGAAATCGTTGCAGGAAGGCATCCACCCGCTTCTCCCGTTCCTCGCTGCTCAATCCCAGCGCCGGCCCGCTGTCGAGGATGGCCTTTACGCCGGCGGCGGCCGCCACCTTATCGATGTCGCTCATTCCCTCGTGGAACGGCAGGTGTTGCCAATGCGGTTTCAACGCGGTGCCCTTGTTGTAATAGCTCACCCCATCCGACCCCGTGAACACCGCTGGCTGCTCCTGGCCGGCTTCCGGCATCATTACGCTGCTATTCGGGCCCGTTACTACCGCGCGCTGGCCCGGCAACACCGTTCCCTCCGGCGTCTTGATTGGTATAGCCACGCCGAACTGGTCCGTCTTGAAGAACGCCTCCCGTCCACCACGGGCGCCCGGCGGCATCGCTGCCCGCAGCACGTCATCCGCGGCCGTCAACGGCACCTGGTACCCCGTCCGGGCCGCGCTGGCTGCCAACTGCGGGAGCGCGACCTGTTCCTGCCCATCCGGCAATGCGAATTGGTTGAACTCTTTTTCCGGGATATCGTACGGTAGCGCTCCCGGGGGAGCGTAACGTGCCACGTCTCCGAGGAACGCTGGCTCTCTTGCCGCGTTCTCCCGCGTCGCCCGCTTGCCCGCGATCACCTCCGCCATCTCGTCCGCCTGCAGCTTCTGTCGTTTGAACCCCTGCGCTTGGATCATTCCCACCATCGCGCTGGCCTTTTCGAGTGGGCTCTGCAAGTGCCACACGTCCGCCGGCATCGGCAGCTGATCCTCCGGGAGCGCCTTGAAGAACGCATCGGCCGCCTTGCCCGCCTGCAGCGCCCGCTTCCGCGTGTCCGAGGCCTCCTCCGCCTGGCGGCCCAGATCCGCGAGCATGCTGCCTGCGATGAACCCACTCTGGTTTTGAACAAACGGGATCATCAGTAAAACCCTCCTCCCGAGGTCCAATCCGGCAGATATCCGCCCCCACCACCCGCGCCGGGGGTCGTCCACGGATTATTTTGCGCGTTCGAATATCGGAACGCTCCCTGCGCCAGCCCCGCACCTGCGGCCGCCAAATTGTTCAACCCGCTGTTGTAGTTCGAGAGATTCGCCGCATAGGCGCTCTGTTGCGATTGCGCCACATCCGGGTTCCACGGCGTGCTGCGCACCGGCGGCCCGCCCTGCACCTGCGTCGCTGCCCCCAGCAATCGGATCGAATCACTCACCGGTTCCCCGCGGAACGCCCGGTCCGCGCCCAGCACGCCCGAGGCATACGCCCCGCGCGCCATCCGCCGGCTATCCCGGCCGCGATCCAGCCCGATCAACTCCGCCAACGTATCCCGCGTCCCGTAACCCTGCCCCCTCGAGGCCTGGCTCCCGCGAATCATCTGCTGCAGATCATGTTCATCCAGTGGGTTATCCCCGCGCCCCACCAGGTTGCGCGCATCCGCCACCAGCTGATCATTCAGCGCGAATCCGCTCGGATCCCCGCTCCGCTGCAGGTTTTGCAGCTCCGGCTGTGCCTGGCGCAGCAGCTCGATCATCCCCGGCGATTTCGGCGCCGGCAAATCCCGGTAACGCGTCTCCCAATGCGTCGGCTCCCCGCCGCGTTTGGGGATCTGCACCCGATAGGGCACCTGGATCGTCCCGCCCGGATTCCCGAAGAGCGCCATCTGCTGCAGCTGCTGGTTTAAGCCCCCGTACCGCAGCGCATCCTCATAATCCTGCGCGAAAGTCCGGCCCCCGTACAGGTCCCGCCCTTGAGCGGTGGAGAGCGCCAGCGTCTTGGGCCCGGGCGCACCGCCGCCGCCGCCCTTGCCCGATTGGCTGGCCGCGTAAGCCGTCCCCGCGGCCGCCACCGCTGCTGCTGCAATTGCTGCGCCCATAAATTTAGTAAATTGAGGACATCATAAGAGATTTTGCCCACGCATCCAGGCGCCCCGAGATGAAGAGCCACGCCGCCGCCCGCGCCGGAATCCCCACCGCGATCGCCGCCGCCGCCGTGAACGCCGAGGCATTCGGCAAGAGCACCAGCCCCTTCCGCTTGTTTAACATCATCTGCGACACCGCGTCCAGACGCGCCGCCAGCGGCTTGAAGTGTTCCCGCAAGCACGCGTCCACCCCGGTCCAGATCGGGTCCGGCGTCCCGCGGTGGAAGGAGTTTCCCCAGCCCGGCACGAACTCCCCGCGCTCGAGCATCTGCCACGCCTCCAGCTCCGGGCGCTCGCGCTCCAACAGCTCCACCGTCTGTTCCAGCGGCGCGTGCATCCCGCCCAGCGTCAGGAGCGCCCCGGCAATGGCGCCCGTAAAACTCCCGCTGCCCGCGTATGCGCTGCGGAGCATCACCGAGCTAATGTTGTCGCGCCGCGCGCTGTCCGCGTGCGCCTCGTGCACCCGGAAGAGCAGCACCGCCTCCGGCTCCGTGAGCGATTCTGTGCGCCACCAGGGCGTCCACGGGGTCAATGGCACTGCCGGCATCACGCCACCACCTCCTGGGCCCGTTCCACCAGCCGCATCATCCGCGCCGGATCCACCGCCACCCGTTCCGGCATGATCCGCATCCGAAAATCCATCAACATCCGGTTCCGCACCTCCGGATATTCCGCCCCCGGCAACAGATGCTCCCACGCCTGGCGCAGGCCCGCTTCCGTGCTCAGCGCCTCCATCGGCACTGTGAGCACATCCGGCGCGTGATCAAGGAATTCCTGCTGCACCTGCTGCAAGCGGTCGAACACCGCCACCGTTTCCGGCCACGTTGGCGATCGCATCCCCTGGTAGGGCGTCCGTCCAAACGCCTGGAAGAAACACGCCCGCGCCTCTTCGAACGGCCGGCGCACGTGCAGCCAGCGGGCCCCGGGGAAGAGAGCCATCGTCCGCCGCCACACCATCAAGAGCCCCGAGTCGCTCGTGCCCACCGTGCGGGCCCCCGTGGCGGCCGCCAGCGCCTCGAAATGCGCCGGCAATTCCGCCACGTCCTCCAAATGTTTCAGCGCGTCATGCTCCACGAAGGCCTCGCCCCAGGTGAACAGATTCGCCAGCCACGCCGTGCGGCTCCGCGGCAACCCCGTGATGAAAATCGGTGCGTTCATAGACTGGCCGGCATCCCCGGGAACCACACCGCCACCAGCTCCACCTTCCAGGAGGTCACCGTCATCGTCGAGATGCCGTCCGCCGACTTCGATTCCACGCCCAGGCTCGAGCCGTAAATGAATCCTGTCACCAGGCCCGGCTTCGCGCTGATGTAGAAATGCGCCGTCGCCGAGCCATGCCCGTACAAGTGATGCACATCCCCGGGCAACCATCCGCTATCCGCCACCTGGCAAGTCAACCGCAGGAACATCAAGTCCGGCGGCCGCGACATCGCATGGTTGATCTTGAGCGTCTGATTGAATGCCGAGAGCAGTACCGGCTCCGAGCACAGGATTCCCCCCGTCTGTTCCAGTGCATATAACGCGGTATTCATATCACAGGTCGGTCACCTCTGCCGTGATCGTGAAGGTGTCGCCTGCGGCCGCCGCCGAAAACCCAACGTGCAGTAGATAGGTGTTGCTCGGCAGTTTGATCCCCACCAGTTCCGGCACCGGAATGCTGATGCCCACCACAGTCGCGCTGGGCGTCACCGCCGCGCCCAGGTTGACCTCATGCACCAGGTAATAAGAGGTCCCGTCGAAGATATAGAACCGGCAGATGTTGTTGGCCGTGCTTGCCCCCGTCCCATTCTGCACCACGCGCACCCGCTGGATGATCGAGCCCGCCGCCACCCCCGCAATCACCGCCACCGTATTGTTGGCGCCCGCCAACGTCTTCACGCTATTGGCCGAGCCGCCGCTGTTCACGCCCGCCACCCGGGACGTCACGAAAAAGACTGGAGATGCACTCATAATTTTATTTCCGCGTTAGACAAAATGCGCCCACGTAAAAATCCTGTTGAACGTGTCATTGGCCGATACCGGCAACGCCTCCGGCCCCCACTTCCCGGTCGCCACGCGATACACGAGGAACTGCCCCTCCGCCGGGGCCGAGGTCGAAAAATCCGTTAAATTCGTTGTGGCGCCCGTCACCGTCCACGCCCCGCCGGCATCCCCCTGGTTCAGCTTGCCGGCGTCCACCACGTCCGTGTCCTGCCACGTCGTCCCCGGCACAAACACCACATTGAATTGCGCGGCCATCAGGTATCCCTCCTCAATGCGTTGCCCTCGCCCGTCCCCTCGTAGCCCAGCGCCAACACCCGCGCGCGGCCCTGCGTGCCCGAGATGCGCACGCGCGGCGAACGCCCGCGGCCGCTGATGCTCAGGTCGTGCCGCCGTTCCTGGTGCAGGCCCAGCTGCAGGCCATCCCCGAGGTTAAATCCCCTTTCGGTATCCGGCCGCACCGTGCTCAGCGTCAGGCTGTAATCCTCCCGGAACGGCTCCGGAAAATCGTCATTCACATTCGTCGCATCCCACGCCGCCCGATCCCATGGCTTCGTGTACCGCGTACGACTGCGCGTCTCCCCCTGCACCAGCGAGCTCTCCTCATTGGCTCCATCCTGTACCAGCGCGATGTCATAGGAGGGGTTCCACGTCTCCAGCACGGCCACCAGCGTGCGCGCCAGCTTATCCCTCATCCGATCCGGCGTCGTCAGGCCTCGGGAGGTGTAGCTCCACTCAATTTCCTGCCGGTCCACCTGCTCGATGAAACCCCACGAGCTCACGTTCACATCCGGCACCACGCCGTTCGTTGAATAAAAGCGCACGCCCGTGCTTGCTGTCCCCGTGACCATCGAGAGCGGCAGCGGCGCCGCCCGCGTGTTTGGCGCGCTCCATTGGATCGGGCTCGAGATCGCGTAACCCGCCACCGCATCACCAAACAGGCTCCGCGCCGCCCCGTCGATATTGGTCGGCGTAGGGCTCGAGCGCCAGTGTGTCGCGTCATTGTTCGTCAGGGCAGTATCCACCTGCACCGAAAGGCCGCTGTTCACCAGCACAGAATAAAACGTCACCGGCGCTGAGAGCAGCGTCAGATCCATGTACGGCACTGGCCGCGCATCCTGGTAGCCGTGCTCATAGAGACACGTCCATCCATCCTCGCCGGCGAAACACAAGCGATCGATCCCCAGCCAGTTACTCAGGAAGAATTGTTTGGGCTCGATGCCGTCTGCCTGGTCATATCCCTGCCACACACCGCCCCCCTCCACGTCTGAGAGCTGCGTGTCCAACACCAGCACCGCCGTGTTTACCCCCTTGTAAACCCGGCGCAGGCTGATGCCGTTGGTGATATTGGGGTTAAAACCGGTCACCGTTACAAACGTCGCCTGCGCCACGAAATCAATCGTGAACCCCGGCATCGGGCTGGATCCAGTCGTTACCGGCACCTGCGCCGTCCCATTCGTCAGATATCGCGTGTCCGTCCCGAACACCAGCCGATACGTCGCCCCGGGCACCGTAACATATTTGATCGGCGGATCTGAGATACGCGTGGCCGATTCCGGGTCCAACCGTTCCGCGTCATCGAAAGGCACCGCGAAATACACCTTGTTATCCCAGAACCCCGCGCAAATCTTGCTGCGAAACCGGCCATTCACCCGCTTGAGCAATCCATCGATGTTCTGTCCCGGCATCGGCCGCGTCGCCCCCTGTCCTGTCTGCACCTCATTGAACATCGTGATCGTGAGCGAAGCCGGCCCATCCTGGCTCCACCACATCAGGTCCGTGCCGATATCCACCACGCTCCGGGCCGCCACACACCCGTAACGGCGCGTCACCCGGATCGGGATCGTGTCCGCCAGTGTCCCCACCACATTCACCAGCCGCCAGATCGAGCGCTCCTTCAGCGCCACGATGGAGGTCTCGTTGAACAGCGCGATCGCCACCAGCGTATCCGGGATCCCGTCGGACACCCGGTACTGGTTGGCCACCGCGTAGGCCGTATGATCCAGCGCGTCGCTGGCCCACAGCTCATCCTGCCCCGTCAGGATCCAGAGTCGCAAGCCCACTGCCAGCGCCTGGCGCCCGCGCGGGATCCTCGAGAGCCCCAGGCCGGGCGTCGGATCCGGCACCACTGTGAACCCCAGGTCGATGCTGGACATCTGCAGCGGGTCCGCATTGTCTCCCCTCATTAGGATCACCGTGTCATCCAACTGCTCGAACGAGCAGTCCTCCGTCACCGTCACGCCGGCGGGCAACGGGAGCGCCTGCGGAAAATTATTCGCCAGCGAGGCGTAGACCTGGCCGTCGGCGGCGATGAGATTCCAAATCCTGTCGTCCGCATCCAGGAAGCGTCCCACCCCGTAAATCGTCTCATACTTCCCGAGCCCCAGAGAGGTGGTCTTGTTCAACCACGTCAAATGTGCCGTCCCCAGGCGTGGCTCCGGCACCCCCTGGCGAAAGCGCATGTTGACGGCCGCCGATCCGAAGCCCGGCGGAATCTGCGCGTGATGTTCGCGCACGTGCACGCCCACCACCCGCTCCTGTCCGTCGACCAGCGGCGCATTCCGTCCAGATGTTTGGACCCCATTCATTTGATTTTGCCGAGGATCGAATCCAAGGCCCGCAACGCCTCCACCACGTTCGTGCCCCCGCCGGATTCCTCGAGGCCCTGCGTCCCCGCCGACATCGTTTTGCCAATGGAGGCCCGCTGTCGGTCCAGCGAGCTGGTGGCCGGCCACACCACAAACGACGTCATCTTGAGCGTCCGTTCCGTCACCACCCCGTTGGTGCCGATTGTCCGTTCCGTGAGCACCGGGCGATTGACGGCGCACCCCGTGAGCAGGCACAGGGTGAACGCCGCCAGAGCTGCGGCAAAGGGGTGCGCCGCGGACTTATGTTCCAGTGGGGTGGGCTTGGGGGGATTCATAAAAAAGTCACTGATTGTTTTTCCTGTCGATCGAATCTGCGGGAGGATCCTTGGCGATGAATGCCGTGTCCCCGTTCACGCCCACCTTGGCCAAAAATCTCTTGAGTGCCGCAGCGTAGATCAGAAACGCGACCCCACCGCAAATCAGGCCCACGAACACATTCTTCCAGAGCCAGAGGCGAAACGGCAGGTTGTCGGAAAGAGGGTCGGCAATCATTGCATTGGCAGCTCCGCCGATGACGATCGAGCACAGCCAGATGCCGTCATTGGGGAACCTGTGCCACTTGGCCAGCGCGGCACAGATCACCACGCACAGCACAGTCACCAGCGCGTAGCCCGGCAGGCCGTTGAGCTTCCCGAGCCATTCAAAGATGGATTCGATGTTCATACTTTCGCAATTTGGAGGGGCCGGGCAGGAGGAATTCCTTTAAACGTGTGCGCCATTTCACCGGGTCGCATCAACCACTGAAGCCTTTCAATGGGTTGAATGTTAAATGGAAATGACAGAACATTTGCGACTCCCGGCCGGCCAACTCCGCCTCCTAAAGCTTTGGCGGGTGAAGATTCATCTCCGCGATATGTTTCCAGATGGCCGCCCGATCCTCGTTGCAGGCGATGAGCTGATCCCGGCATTTGCGCATCTCGTTGCGCTGGTCCAGCAGCTCCGCCGTGCGCGCCTTGGCCTCGTTGTTCATGCGCCGGTACATGTCGGCGACAGCGCCGCACAAGGCGAGTATTGCGGCAAGCAAGGCATGTTCGAAAGCCATGGTTCATTTTCAGTTTTGATTCAATCCGCCGGCACGGCCGTCCACCGCTTCACCTCATCAAACGGAAACACCGGCAACGTCTGCGACTCGAGCCGTTCCGAGAGCCGCCACCGCCGTCCCCTCATCCACCACCGGAACTTTTGCTCTTCCTCCGTCAACGCATACCGCGCTTCCGCCACGACAAACGCCCCGAACACGCACGGCACATTTTCGGAGCGATAGAAGCCCAGCGGGAAAATCTCGATGTTAAACGACCCCACCACATACTGGTCCAGATTCCAGCACCCGTAGCTGGCCCCCGTGAAGGCGGTGGTAAAATCCACATCCGTCCCCACCTGGATATTGCAGATATTGAAAGGCAGCTGCTCCGCGGCCACCAGCGCCCAGGCCGGCGTCCCGTTCGTATCTCGCGGATAGACCGCGATCAACTGGATGTCCTGCGCCGGCGCCGGCGCCAACAGCAGAAAGCAGAAAGCAGAAAGCAGAAGTGCCAGTTTCGTTTTCATGATCGTAATCACGGCGTCATTGTCATCCGCGCACGGTAGAAACGCTGCTCGCTGGTCGCCTCCAGCGGCACCGTCACCGTCTGCAGCATGGCCCATGGCCCTCCCAGGTCCGGCGCCGCCTGCAAGGAGGCCGACAGATTGAGGATGCGCAGCCCCGTCGGCGCAAATGCCCGGTTCGTCCAGCACACCTCGTTCGATGGCAGGCTCTCGATGCCGGCCGGTTCGTAAGCTGTCACCGCCCAGAACGATCGTCCCGGCGGCAGATTGCTCCACACCGCGCTCGTGTTCGTTCGCCCGGAAATGTTGTTGCTCGAGGTGTAGAAGCCCGGGGCCGGCCCGTGGTAGAGAATGTATCCCGCCACGTTCGTCTCCGCGTTGGCCTGCCACGCCAGCGTCACTTGCTGGGCGCAGGCCTGCGCCGCGAGCAAGAACGCCAACATCAATTGCCGCGTCATCGTCATGGAAATTTCGCCGTGATTACCCAGTTCGTCCCGCCGATGCCTCCCACCGAAAGTGTGATGGCTCCTCCGTTGGCTGAAATGTTGGTTGTCGTCGGCCCCCCGTTAATCTTCTGGTTTCCCACCGTCTCGATCCAGATGTTCGTCCCCGCGGCCGTCGAGGTCCGGTCATACACCCGCACCTCATACTTGCCGGCCAGGTATCCATTTGTGCCGAACCAGGTCGTGTCGATCAATTTGTTGGTGCGCCCGGCCGTGTGCGTCGAATTGGCGTTTGTCACCCCCACCACGTGGTCGCTGGGCTGATTCGTGATGAGCGAATTGATGAGGGGCGGCTGCACTTCATTGATATATCCGCCCGTGATGAGCACCCGCGCCGAGTTGCTATTCCACACCGCAAGACTCACGGCGTTGTTCGTCGTGAAATGCGTGATGCGCACCCCATTCAATAGCATCACCGCCGGTGCATTCGTGCTGGCCGGTATGTAAATCCCCGCGTTGTGCGTCTGCCCGTTGCTCGCCGTTATGCTGCCCCCATCCCAGAACAGATTCCCGCTCAGCCACGAGACGCCGTGAATCTGTTCAAACGAGTTAGTCTTGATGCTGAAAATGTGAACGTTCTTGAACCAAGCCGATTTGGCGATCCCGCGATTATCCCAGTTCGCCACGCCATCGAAATTGTCGGAGATGAAGGCATCCTCGAGATGAAAGTCGCGCCACGTATCGAGCCCCAGCCCGTCAGCCTGCCCGTCGAACGACATCCCGCGGACTAACACATTCGTCGCCTCGTTCGCGGCTGCGCCGCTGCTGAATTGCTGACCTTCTCCGACGACGATCTTGCCGTGGAACGTAAAGTTCGCTGCCACCGTATCGGAACAGAGGAACAGTGAGTCCTCTTGCCCCTGTGCCGTCCCAATCACCGTTACACCAAAACCCGCCCCGATGAGCGCGCCGCCATTCGTCAAAATCATCGTGCCCCCATCCACCTCCGGATACATCCCGGGCTGCACGATCACCCGCTCCCCGCGGCGCAGCACGAGCAGCGCTGCCTTCACTGTCTTCCACGGCAGATCGATTCGTCCCCTCACCGCGTTCGTATCGTTGCCGATCCCGCAATCCACGTACAAATTCGTTGTCAACCCCGGCAATGCCACCGCCGCCGGAAAACTCACACTCGTAAAACAGTTGGTGATCGGTCCGTATGTGGTCGTCCCCAGCGGTCCAGCGCCCCCCACGATATCATCCCACGTCTGCGTCCCGCCAATCACCGGCACACCAAACGAGTCATACAGCACCCCACTTACGGAGTTGCTGATGATCCACGCCCCATAGCCAGAGTCGAAGTACAGCACATTCACCCCATTGGTGAATCGGGTCGATCCATTCCAATTATACGTCCCATTGGCCGCTGCCGTTCCGAACCCCTGCGCCAGCATGATGTTCGTGTTAAGGAAGGATGAAGTGATGCACTGGCTCGTCACAGCGCCGAGGGCCGAGGGGGCCGTGCCCACCGCCGCCCGCAAAGGCGCCAGGGCCAAAAGCAGCATCGCGCCCGGGATCAAGGCGTGGGCACGCATACGGTTGTGTTGTTCGTGTTCCAACATTTCCAGAGCATGAGCCCGTTGGAATTCCAATAGGCAAAAGAACCCAGCGCCAGCACTGGCGGCGTCGTCACCGTGTTCGTCGGCCAATACATCACCCCGTTGGTATTCACGTTCCACAGGTTGGGCCGATTGGTTGTGCCCAGCCGCATGATGTCATTCACCACGTTATCCGCCGCCACGTGGAAGAAGGCCTGCGGCGAATTGGTCCCGAGTCCCGCCTTGCCGTCCTCCTGCACGCGCAGCAGCGAGATGGCATTGGTTTGATTCGCTGCATCCCTTTCGATCGAAAAGAAATTGGAGGTCTGATTATTGTCCGCGTCGATGATGATGTGGGCTCCGCCTCCAGAATTGATCGTGAGGCGCCCCGAATCCCGTTCATACGTGATGGTCGCCGTGTTCGCGTTCAACGCGTCGAACAGGATTTGATGCGCCAGGGATGAAGACGAATTGAGCCGCGTGAACCCCAGCGACGTCGAAAAGTTCGTTCGCCCTAGGAGCAGGTTGCCAAACAGGTCCAGCATGTAAGTGCCCGTCAACCGCGGGCCAACCGAAAGAAAGCCGTCCTTGCTCACCGCCACGATGTTGCTGCCGCCGTAATCCGTGATCTCCATCAGATTCGACACCTGTTGGAAGCCGGCATAAACCCGGAACGGCACCCGATTGCCCAGCGCCGTCCCCACCAACAAATTCTGTTTCCGCGAGAACCCGCCATCATGCCAGATCAAATCCGCCAGGTAAGACACCCCCATGCCGTTCAAGTGAATGCAATCATTGGTCAACACCCATTGGCGCCGCACCAGATCATTCGTCGTCCCGAAAATCTGCGTGTCAAAATAGCTGTAACCCACTGCCTGCACGGAATTCTGCACGAACGTATTGCCCAGGTCATACCTCGATGAATTATCCGTCACGTTGTTCACGCCAATGAACGTCCCATCTGTATTGCTCGGCGCCATCCCCGCCATCGCCAACGTCGTCAGAAAGACCGGCAGGGCGTTCGTGAGCAACGATGGAGCGTCCAACGCGTGCCACAGGAATTCTGTCAACCCCAGGCTGGCGAATACCGGCACCGTGATGTTCGTGGCCACATTGGTCACATCCGCCAGCGTCCCGCCAAAGCTCCACATCTGCGCGGGACTGATGCCCCCCTTGTTACTCGCCCACATGCCACCGCCGATCACCACGTTTGTGCCCGTCACATTCACCACCTTCAGCTTCCACTCGCCCAGGTTCGTCGCGAAGTTGACGACCACACCGGTGGGGCTGGCCGTCAGCGCCGAAAGAGTTGCTGTCACGTCACTGAACGCCCCGCCGTTGGTCGCCACCTGGACCTTGTAAGTGCCGCCGTTGGTCGTGTGAGCCATTGCGATCCGGAACGTGTCGGCCACCATGAAGCGTCCCGCAGAATCGAAAGTCACATCCGCGCTGGCACCGCCCACCCCCATGGTAAAATGCGCCGCGAACCAGTTCGTGTCCGGCAGTGGGATCGTCGTGAATCCCGAGTGCGTATACGTCAAGGGCGCAAACAGCGTATTCGTCAACACCGTCATGTAACCGCCATTGAACCCCAGCGCCCGTCCGAAATCCGAGCTCCATGCCTCCACCACATCATCCCCGAGCGAATCGCCAAATCCGCCGATGCGCCACGGCAGCACGTTGGTGTAGAGAATCGAAAACCGATTCTTGTAAGGCGTCGCGTTCAGCGCCGCCGTCACCACGTTTGTGGCGATTACGGATGCAGCGCCAGTCGTCACCGATGGCACCGTTCCCGCCGCGGCGAAAGCCCGCAGCGCCGGGCAGGCGACGAATGCCACCAACAATAATGTCCGAAGAAGATTCAATTGGGTTTCCGGTATGTCACGCTTACCTGCAGGATCGTGGTCGCATTGGAGAGCCCTCGATCCGTCGTGCTATTGGCCACGAGCAATCCGTTGTTGAATTGGATGCCCGCCAGTCCGAAATCGTAATAACCGGTCGACCCTGCCGGCACTTTGATGGGCGCGACCGTCGGCACCGCGTTCGTGGCCGGGAATCCGTTTGTTCCCTGGTTGAATGCCATCAGCCAGATGTCCCCCGCACTCGAGTTCTGCGCCACGATCGAGAACACCTTGAGCGCATTGGTGCTCACGATGCACACATTGGTGGGCGTCACCGTCGAGAAATACCGGTCCGATCCCGTCTCCTTGTTCTGTCCAAATGCCTGGAAGCATGGAAGGCAGAGGAGGAGAGGACACAGAACGAGGGCCCCCAAATTCGTGTTAATTCGTGAAATGCGTGTCTTCATAATTGTTCAGATTTTCACCGGCAGTCTCCGGCTCTGCCGTTGCCTGCGGTTTACCAGCACAAAAGCGTCACGCGCGTAGCCATTGGCCCGGGCCTCCTCCACCGCTGCCGATTCCAGTTCCCCCGAACCCCGCAGCATCTCCGAGTAGGCGCCCTGCGCCACGGCATCCCGCAGCACCCAGGGGAACTCCACTCGCTCCCAGTAAGCGGCCACCGTCACCGCTTGATTGATGTTCCCCGCCTGGAGCGACTTGAAAAAATCCCCCTCCGTGCTGTCATACACTTGGTCATCCACCCCGTAGGTCGAGGTCGCGTCCCACGCGTCGCCCGTCCACGTCGGCGGCCGCGTCAGGAACTCCAGCCACACCGAGCCCTGGCCGCCCGTCACGTAAATTTTGTCCGCGAGGTCAAACTCCAGGTCACAAGCCGCCCCGAAATACACCTGCGGATCCCGGTCCCACACAGCGCGCACCGTCCCGATCTCCGTCTGACCAGTCTGTTCGTAATCGATTGAGCGCCGGAATGCCGTCAGGATGCCGAACTTCGTGGAATCGAGCGTGGCCCCGCCCGAGTGCGCCGTGTGGCATTGGTAAAAGCGATCGTCATCCGGGTTGCGCACAATCGTCCCCACGTCGAAAGCGCCGGCGGCATAATCGTTGCCGGTATAGCTGGATTGCGATTCCGCCCAATACGCCGAATTTTCCACCCCGCTGTCCGTGAACGGAATATTGCCCGTATTGCCGGCGCGCAAGCTTTGGGCGTACTTCTGGGTCCGCACGTGGTACACCTCCACTGCGGCCGTGGCCGTCGGCGCCCCATACGTGGTGCCCACTGCCCACGCCGGCCGAAACGTGCGCTCCTCCGTCAGTTTCCATTCCGGCCACCAGAATTCCTCCCAGAGCTGTTGGGCCCAGGTATTGATGAACACCCGCGCCGTGCTTTCGTCGTCCGCCGAAAAAGCCCCCTGCGAGCCGAGCCACCGGGCCTCGACCTTCGCCAGCAAATCGCTATAGGAGATGGCGCGCATGTTCGGTCATCCGTCTTCCGTCCTCCGTCCTTGGCGCGCCCTACGGCTGGGAAGCCGTGATGGTGAGATTGGAAATCCCCAGCCCGTTCGTCATCCCCTCGAACCGAAACGCGTAGCCATTGCCCAGAACCGTCCCCGGAATGTTCGTGAACACGCTGTAGCCGTTTGTCGTGCCCGATTCATTCAGGTTCATCAGCCCCAGGTTGGGGAACACCTGGAATCCGTCGCCGAAGTTCGTGCCATCCGGCGAGATCGTGAAACGAAACAACGCGTTGGAGCCCGCCGTGCCGTGCGTGTTGTATTTCACGAGCAATCCGAGCCCCTGGCTGCCGGCGCGCAGCACCACCCCCGTGGTATTCACCGCCGAGCCCAGGCCGCCGAAGATGCCACTCGTGTTATTGTTCGTCACACCGGCCGCGATAAGGCCCGTGCCGCAGAACACCGGCACTGTCACCGGCTTCCGTGGCGCGTCCGCCCCACTGCGCACATTCACCTGCGCCTGTGTGGGCAACGCCAGGAGCGCCAGCGCCAGGACCAGCAGCATTTCAGATTTCAGCTTTCTGCTCTCTGCTTTGGGGAGGAGTGTCATTTCCGTTTTCATTTCTGTTTGTTTTTTGGTGTTGATGGTTGGCCAACGGCAGGCTTGCCGCTGGAAATCGGTACCGAGAAGGCCGCCGAGGGCGGAGCCGGCGGAGGCTGGGGTGAGGGTGAGCTTGCGGCCGCCAGCTTCTGCAAGAGCCCGATGATCGTCGCCAGATCCTCGAGCACCAGCGCCAGCCGATCCGGCGCCGGCGGGCGCACGGCCAAAACCTCCTCCACAAAAATCTCCTGCGGCCACAGCCAGGCGCCCGAGTCGTCCAGGCGCACATGCCCGTCCTTGGATTCTTCAAGCAATGTCCCCTCGCGCAATTCCCCGTTCAGGGGCCCCTTGTAGAGAAACGTAGTGCCGGCCTTCACTGTGTCATTGGTGATGAGCGCGTCCAAACGCTTGGAGCCGGCCGGCTTTCCTCCGTCCACTGTCTTCAGGGGTTCAGTCATAAATCGTGGCGCACTCCGGGTTATCCCGTTTCAAGCTGCGCAGGTTGGCGGGATCCTCCCAAAAATGTTTGTCCATCTTGGCGAACCGAAAATAATCCACCGCCGGAATGCTGGCCCGCAGCCGCACATCGCTCTTGGTATTCTGGCGGAATCCGTGGCGCGCCCTGGCCACCGCGCGCCACCGGTTGGGCGTCGTGTGCCGTTCCACGTTCAGGTACCGGCGCAACCGTCCGCCCTCGCGCAATTCCTGCCAGACCCAATCCGGCCGGTTGAACGTCGTGCGAAAGCGCGGGATCAGGATCGAGGGACAGGCCAGCTGCATCTGCACATGCGTCGCATCCGCCCATCCGTTCACATCTCCCGGCGCCGGCTTCTTCTGTGCGATCGTCTTCCACTTCGGATCTCTGTCCTCCGTCTTCCGTCCGGACCCTGAGCCCGTCGAAGGGCCGCCCTGCGCGCCCAAAGGCGCCGGGCGCGCCCCTGCCACAGGGCGCGCCGGCGTGTATTTGGAAGCTTCCACAATCATGGTCCGTCCCGATTTCAGCCTTTCAGCTTTTCAGGATTTCAGCTTTTACCCGTGCATCGTGGTCAGATAATCCGCCACGCGCATCACGTTGGTGTAGATCCACAGCTCGCCAAACGTGATCGTGTTCAGGTTTCCCGCCGTGGAGGTCAGCGTGAGCAACAGGCTCTTGCCCGTGGCGATCGTCGAATACGGCGCCAGGCCCGAAGTCGGGCTGGTGATCGGGTAACCGCGGTCCTGCTGCAGGTCGCCGTTCGTGCCCGCGATGAGTTGCGTGGTGGCGCTCGTCACCCCCACGTCCGCCTTGAGGTTGGCCAGGGTGGTGGCCGCGGCATCCTCGGCGCCGTCCGTGAAGCGTTTGGCCACCAGGCCCTGCGCCAACGGATACGGGAGGATATCGCCGATGTTGAGCGCCAGCAGCGTGATCGTCTGCGTGGTGGCCGCCGCCGTAAAATCGCTCACGCCGGCTGCGCCGCGGGTCGTGCCCACGATGAACAAGTCGGAGAACAACCCCGCGAACGGATCCTTCGGGTGAACTGGATATCGTTTCATATGTTTGGATTTTGAATTTCAGTGTTTCAGCGTTTCAGCATTTCAGCATTGGGGCGTTTTACGACTGAACGATTTTCCCGTTCCCCCGGGGAGAGCGGCAGATGTTGGCCCATTGGCACGAGAGCACGCCGCCCTCACCGCTGGCGTTCTTCCACTCCTCTGATTGCTGCAGGTCCTCCAGCATGTCCAGATACCAGAGCTCCAGGAAGAGCACCAGGCCCGCGTTCGGGTCCCCCACGCCCGAGCTGCTGATCTGGTTGAACTCCGTCGCCATCACGTCCAAACGTCCGAAGGACGTCTCGTACAGATTCACCATCATCCGGATCGTCATCTCGTCCGCTCCCTGGCGCACCAGGTAATTCTGTTGTGCGGCCGGGTTGGCGATCACGCTCGATGACACGATCCGGCTGAAATGATCGATCGTGCTCACCACGTTATTGCCGCCGATGAGTTGGAACGAGCGCTTGCCGCCGTGGATCGCTTTCAGGCTCTTCAACTGGTCATAGAGCTGATCCTCGCTGAACAGGATGCCGGTCGAAGCCCCGTGCACCATCACGTCATTGGCCCCCACGCGGAAATCCGTGCTCACGGTCGGCGAGAGCGTCACGGTGGTCGGGTCCAGCCACTTGAACGCCCCGCGGGTCTGCATCGTGGCCGCGCCGCCGCCGCCGTCCTGCGTTTCCAGATTCGAACAATTCACCGCCTCGATGTCCCGTTTGACCTCCAGCTCCGTGCGCGCCGCGTCCCGTTCCATGGCGTTGGGCACTCCGGCGATGCCCCCGCGCTGGCTGATGAGCTGTTGCGTGCGCGTCACCGCCCATTCGTCCATGCTGCGGTGCAGGTACACGCCGAATCGCCCGCGTTTGACTTCCTTGTTGCCGCCTTTTCCGGTAGGCGCATCCTCGCGTGCCCCCGTGGTGCGCGGCGCCCGCATGCGATCCGAGAGCGTCTCGATGAGAGTCGAGGCCGCCTCCTCCCGTTTGTCCACCAGCGAGGTGAATGGAGTTTCCTGCGGTTCCAGCAGGGTGATGTCATTCCGGAGATCCTCGCGTTGTCCGCCTGTCGTCCCCGGATTTGCTGTCGTTGCATCCATGATATTTCTTTTCGTTTCGCCGATTTGATTTCAGCTTTTCAGCATTTCGTCATTTCAGCTTTTTGGTGCGGCCTATGCGGCAGCCGCTTCCCGGCGCAGCCTGGTCAATTGTCGGCGGTCCTCGACCGTCATGCTTCCCCTCTCGGCAATGCGTGCCTCCACTTCCTGAATCTGCTGTTGTGCTCTGCTCAACCTGGGGCCCGGCGCACTGGCGCTCGTCACCACCGGCGCCGGCACTGCCGCCGCCCGCGCCCGCGTGAGGGGCGGCGCCACCGGCGGCGGCAACGCACCCGCAGCGGTTCTGACCGTGCGCGAGCGTTTCGCCGTCACATGTGCACCCACCATCAGCGGCCAATCCGGCAGATAGGAGATCCCCGGATTCGCCTCCATGAACGCCCGCGCCTCCACGTATTCCGGGCTCGAGGTATTCTTGAGCCACGGATACATTTCCAGCGCCTGCGTCTCCGCCGCGCGAAACCGGGTGGCCATCGTTTGCTGTTGTGCCACCGCTGCGATCTCCCGCCGGGTGACCAGCGCCGTCCGCTGGTCCACGAGGCCCGAGGCCTGTCTGCGCCATTCCGCCAGATACTGCTGGAGGCCTGCCGCATCCACCTCGATTGGATTGCCCTGCTGATCCCGCAACGTCCCGCCTTCGGGATTCACGGCCGCCCACGCGATCGCCCGATCCAGCCGGCCCTGTTGCTTATCCAGGTCCACGAGCTGCTGTTCGATCACATGCAACGGCTGAGCTGCCTGCACCGCAGGAGCATCCGGCCCGGCAGGTTGTCCGCCGGCAGCGGGTTCTCCTGTCGCCTCAGCCAGCCGCCGCTCGGCATCGATGCGCGCATTCCGTTCCGCGTCCCGCTGGTCCACGACCTCATGAATGCGGGCCACCGCCTTCTTGAGGCCCGCCGGCGTATTCGCGTCGGCGAGTATTTCGTTGAGCCAGGCTGGCCGTTCCGTGGCGGCATCCGGCCCGGGCGCAGGTGCGTCCTCCGTATGTGCTGTGGGTTCTGTGCCTAGGGCTGAGCCATCCGGCTCAACCCCGTGTTGGGTTGAAGAAATGGCCGCCGACCCCGGGTCAACGGCAGATTCAGGAAGCGCCGACACCACTGGCGCGCTCGTGCCGGCGGCAGGAGCCGGGGCGGGCGCGGTTTGAGGAAGTCCGGCTGCGGCCGCCGGCGGGGCTTCACTGGCCGCCGGAGCTACAGTTGGAGGCGCGCTTGCCGCGGGAGCGCTGGGGGCGGGCGGGGAGATAGCGCGTGCGCTCTGCCGCCGCCCCGTGTAGGGCGGCCGCACGCTGGACAATCTCCGTGCCCTGTCGTCTGTCGAGATATTTTGCGGGACAGGCGGCGCCGTGGTCACCACGGCCGGGGCGGCGGGCTGAGAGGGAGGAGCAATGATGGGGTCCATGCAATTAACGGCTGCAAGAGCCGAAGGAATCATGTCTTGCCGACAAGTGGCGTGTTTGAATCACGAGTGCGCACTTACGGCAGCAGACGGGGAGCGGTCAACGAGGAGCGATCCTCCCGGGCCGAATGATCCTCCCGGGCCGGAAAAAAGGACAGAAGACGGAGGACAGAAGACCGACGACAGCCTCAGCCAGCCGCCCTCAGCCCTCAGCCCTCCGCCCTCTGTCCTCCGTCCTCCGTCCTCCGCTTCTGCCCCGACCGACCACGTTCGATTTCCACCAGCGGCCTCACCAAATGGCCCTCGAGCAACTTCATCGCATGCATCGATCCGGCCGTGTGCTCCAGCGAGCCATTGAAATTGGCCAGCTTTTGCGAGCTGAACGCCGCTCCCCATTCCTCCCACTGTTCCCGCACCAGGGCCAGCAGGGCCGGATAATCCCGATGCTGCGCCAGCCGCTTCAGCCCCTCCGCCCGTTCCGCCGGCGACAATCTCCGCCCTTCCGCCAGCAATTCTTCGTAGCGTTCAATCCGGTTCATGATTCAGGTGGATTTAATCTTCGCGCAATTGCCACGGCCTGTTCCAGGGCAACATCCTCGTTAATGAATTCGTGCGCCATGCCCTGCCGCGCATACCAGTTTCCAACGCCCTTCTTGGAGCACAACGTATGGCCCGCATCCGTCCACGAGCCCAGGATTTGCACCGCGTCAAAATGCTCACCCAACGCCGCGGCCGCGGCGGCCAACCGTTCTTCGGCTTCAGGCCCAGTCATAGCTTTTGTGCAGCCTGCATCTCCCGCATCTCCTCGATCACTCTGTCCAACAGCGAATCCTTATGCCATTGGAACCACAATGGCCCGATGTTGAGCGTGAAACAGCACCACGTATCCGTGCGGCAAAAGCTGCCCCCGAACAGCAGTTGGCACCCGCACCCGATTTCAAAATGTTTCCCAATCGCAAAGTTCATTGTCATCCGCCCTCCTCAGCGCGCCGCGGCCGCCGGCGTATCCCCCAGTCGCCCGCTCTGCGCGTTTACCGTGTATTGCTGCACCTGATGGTTAAGCTGCTGCAGCCGGTTTTCCACCAGCTCCTTGAAGTCCTCGTCCTCCATATACATTTTGCGCAGCTTCGGATTATTCTGAATCTCCTGCTGCAGCGTCTGCGCCCGCAGTTGCCAGGCCTGCCCCGGCTTCACATCCACGCCGATGCCTGAGACCAGTGCGGGCAGCACATGCGTGCGCTCGTCCTCCACCTCCGCCGCGCTCGCCGCCTGGGCGGGTTTGAGCACACGCTCCGCCAGGTTCGGATCAAACGCGTCGAACGCGTAACCGATCAGCTCATCCCGATCCACGCGCCCGCCGATATCCCATGCCAATACCTCCCCGAAAAATTCGAACACCGGCTTCAGGTTGGCCAGATCCATGTTCGCCATGTTATAGCTGATACTGACATCGAACTGCCCCTGGATCTCATCCCGTTTCACGTGGAGGGCCTGCGCCTGGTCATTGCCCACCACCCGATAATAGATGTCCTCGGGCCCCAGCTGTTGCATCAGCTGCAGCGATTGCGTGTCCACTCCCTGCCAGCCTTCCATCCATTTGTCCGCCAGATCCTGGTCCATCGCCGTCGCCGCGATTTGATTGTCGCCATCCGGCAGCCGCCGGCCCATGCGCCGGTCCGCGTGATGCCGGATGGATTCCTCGATCTCCTTCGAGCCCGGATTAAAGGAGGGACTCTCGAAAAACCCGTAGCCCTCCGGCCGATTCGTTTCGATCTGCACCCCCGGCCCCCACTCCTCCGGCGCCTCATTAGCCGGATGATGCGAGGGCGGCAGCGTCCGGATGCTCGAGGCATCCAATCGCAAATCCCATTGGCCCTTCACCTGCGCCTGGTGTGTGTTCAGGATTTCGCCGTATCCCCGCGAATCATCCAGCACCCGCGAGATCCGTTCGCGCTGAAAATACGTGAAGGGCATTTCCCCGTGTTCATAATTGAGCAGCCCATGCCACGCGTAGCTTTGCCCCCGCTGCCGCGTCGCCGAGTTGTTCGTCATGCCCGCGTGAAAACAGGTGTACCAAATCCCCAGCACGCCCTCCTCATCCGCCAGCCGTCTATACGCATGGACGATCTCAAACAACTTCCCTGCCGAAAGAATCGAGAGGCCCCCCGTGCGTTTAAACAGCCGCGTCCCCGCCAGGCCCGTCACCCCCAGCCCATTGGCCACATTGCCCCGCTGCGTCTTCACCACCTCATTCACGAACTTCTCATCCCACCCGTGCGAGACGATCCGCTCCCGCAAGATCGCTTCCGTCAACAATTCGCGGCGATAGATGCTCCGTGTCGATTCCAGGTCCACCGCGTCCTCCGGCACGAAGATCTCCTCATTCGGCGAGAGCGCCAGGATGCACGGCCGGTTCTCCTTGAGATACGGCCTTGGGAACCGCGCATACCCCTCCGTCCGCAGCGCCACCACCGCCTTGCGCGCCGCGTCCGGTTTCACATCCGGAAACCGCGCCCCAAACAATTTCAGCGCCTCATCCTCCCGCGCCGGATCCCGCACCGCCGGCGGGAACACCACCTTCGCCACGAGCTGTTCGGGCGTGTAACCCGGCGGCACCAGGCCCCGCTGCAGGAGCTCCTGCGCCTGCTGCGCCTCCGTCAGGAGTGTTTCCAGATCGATCTCGTCATAACCCATCTGCGTCTGCCGTTTCCAGAACGTGCCCATGATGCAACTGCCCCGTTCCAGCAGCCAATTGGCGCACAGCTCCGCCTCCGCTGCCGCCTCCTTCATCTGCGTGTAGCGCAGCCACCGCAGGAGCTGCGTGAGCCTCGTCGCCCGCTCCGTGTCATTGGATTCCGTGGGCGCCACGTGAATCTTATTGCGGCGCCACACCGTCATCAGCTTCGCCTTATCCTCCACGATGTAGGTATCCACCAACATCGGCCGCGAGTCGCTGGCCCCCTTCCATGGGCGCACCTCCCGTTCGCCCTTGCGCGGCGACCATTTCCGGCCGTCATCCGATTGGCCCGGCCACTGGCAGAAGCGCACGTCATTGTTGAGCTTCTGCCGACCGAACAGCGAATTGGAGCGGCGCCGGATGCACCATTGGTAATCCTCCATCACCTCCGCGAGGTCAGGCGATTGGCGTGCGAACTCCTTGAGTTCAGGTTTGGAGGCAGGTAAGGGCGTAGGCTTGGCCATAATTAGACTTTCATTCCCGCATTGTTTCCTGTCGCGTCAAGCGCCACCGATCCTCCGGGGATGGGGAACCCCTCCAGTTCATTGGCCACATGACCGCTCTTCCAGGGCCGCCGCACACTCGGGCGCCAGGCGAACGGCACTTGATTGGCCGCCACGATCCACAAGTGCCGCATGTTCGTCACGTTCATCGTGTCACTTTGGCGCGGGTAAATCTCCACCGCATCCGCCTCCGCGAATCCGCATCCGTTTTTGATGGCCCAGAGCTCATCCCACGTGATGCCATCCCGATAATCGCCCCGGTCATTGAGTTCCGTCCGACAGATCGTCAGCCGCACCGCCATTCCGCCGTAGACGACCACCAGAAATTCCCGCGACCGCAACACTTTGATAATCGGAATCGACGATGGAATTTCCGGGCGCTCCTCCCGTGGAATCTCCACGAATTTCCACGATTGAAATCGGCGATTCTCCTCCGCCAGATATCGCCGTCGCGCCTTCAATTCCTTCCGGTCCATCATATTTGATTTCAACGTTTCAGAAGAACCACTTCAGATCGTCCCGATAAAACCGTCGATACCCGCCCTCATGCCGCACACTGGCCAATTGTCCCGTCTCGCAGGCCCGCCGCACCGTCTTGGGTGGCAGCCCTGTTACCTCTGAGAACTCGCCGACGCCGAGCCATTCATCCAGCTCCTCGAGCCACTCCGTCCCCACCGTCAGCCGTCCATGGATGCGCCCGACGTCCGCCTTGAAATAGTAGGAATAGCGCGACCCCTCCGGATCCGGATGGAACGTGCGCAGGTCGCCGTCCTCCCGGTAGCCGTCGAGCGACCGGCGAGAGAGCACCGGCAACGCCTCGAACACCTCCGCCCGATCGAGCAGGAGAGGCAAGTCATCGAATTCGGTCTGGGTCATGGTCACATTTCCCGCTCAAAGAATTCCGTGAGCTGTTCACCCGTAACCACCCCAGGCGCCACGAGTAGCAACAGGCCCCGGCTCCACATGCAACGGCGCCTCCTCCGCCAGATGCCTCAGCAGATCGATCCACTCCTTGCACGCGCCGGATTCCCCACCGCGCCCCGTGTAATTTGAGAGCGCCCAAATCACCTGTCGACATTCCTCCGAGACAAACAGCCGCGGCGCATTGATGCCCGGCATGAAATCCTGTTCATGGTTCCACGCCAGCAAATCCGTGATGAGCGAGAGCCCATGTTGAATGTCCTTACCGCTCGCCGGCCGGATGTTCATCTTCGCCGCGATCACCGTGCCCGCCCGATCCCGCTGTTCCTTTTCAAACTCCCATTTGAGGCAGGTCGTTCCATGGTCTCCCGCGTACTCCGCTGCGCAAAACCGCGGATCCATGAACCGTTCCCGGAGTCGCTCTTGGAGCGACTCCGGCAAATCGCCCCCTGCCTCGATCGCCGCCCGAATCACAGAGACATGCCACGCATATTTCACCTTCGATAACGCCAGCGCATCCTCCGCTCCCCGGGAACCACTAACTTCAGAACTACTGACTACGGACCACTGACCACTAACCACCCTGCGTTCTTTGGAGAGCCAGCATCGTTTGTATTCCGCCACGCCCCAGCCCAGCGGATTCTGCGCCGGGCCCGCGTCCCCGTCCCAACCCTTGCGCGTGTCTTCGGAGGTTTCCCGCTCCGTCGGTATCGCCCATTCCCCGTACGTCTGTGCATCCGGAAAATCGCGCACCACATAATAGGCCGGCTCCTTGCCCGGCGTCGCCAGCACCCAGATGGAGGCATACGGGCGCGTCCCGTGTGGGTCCGTGAATTGATAGAGCGTCCCCTTGGCTGGCAGCTGCGATACCGGCACCACATTCACCCCCGTGAACCCGGGGAACGCGCGCGCCACCGAATCCCGCGCGTAGCCGTAACCGATGCGCTCGATGAACTCCTCCGATTTGCCGGAGCACAAGTCCCGGATATCCTGCGTGTAAGTGCCAAACGGATTCGCCCCGAGATGAAAATACACCGCCCGGCTGGCCCTGTGGAACGCCGGCTGCACCACCGTCGGCATGTGCCCGGCGGGGCAGCCCTCGATGCGCGCCTTGGGGAGCAGCTCCGCCGGCGCCGATTCCAGCACCCGCGCCGTCCCCATGAATTGCTTGATGCCGGGCGTGATGCCCCGCACCGGTGTAAAGGTCCAGATGCCTTTGGCCTGCCGGAAGGGCGAGCGCCGCGAGAGCACCTCCAGCCACCCCCACGTCAACGATTCATCCGCCCACCAGGCAATGTTTTCAATAGGCGAGCCGTCCAAACGCATGGACAATCCGTCCTCCGTCTTTCGTCCTGCGCCCTCCGCCCTCCGCTTCAACCGCGCCCCAAACTCCCATCCCTCGTAGTCGGTGGCCGCCGTCTTATACGTCAGAAAATAAATCTCCGTCCTGTTTTCCAGCACCAACTTGCCGTCCGTGAATCCATTGGCCTGCGTGTAATTCACCTTGTAGATCGGGTGCCGCTTATTGTTGAGGTGTTTGATGCGCGCCTCCAGGTAATGCCACACGATCTTCTGTTGCGTGGCGATCGAGGCTTCGTCCTTTTCCGAGAGGGCCACCAGCACCGAGCCCGGGTAGGCCAGTGCCGCCTCACAAAACCGTTTGCCCGCCCACCACGATTTCGTGGTGCGATTCGCGCCGAACACCGCCGTCACCTCCGAAGTGCGTACCTGCGCGTCCGCCAGGCGCCAGGCGTCCGGCTCGAACCCGTGGGACAGCGGCTGCGTTTCAGCGAGGCGCAGCAGCCGGTTCCGGTTCCGGAGCCACTCCGCGTATTGCGCCGCCCCGTCGGCCTGCAGCGCCAGCCCTGCGATCTCCTCCTCCGAAAGCACCGGCAAAAACGGATGCTCCTCCAGCGCCGGCAACGGCCCGGGAGCGGGGAGGTGGGGGAGCGAGGGAGCGAGAGGCATATTTCGCTACAGCACCGCCTCCGCCAGCGCGTTCTTCTTCACCGGAGCGCCAGTCTCCGGCCCGGTCGTCCACGGCAACCGTTCACAGCGAAACCCGCACGCGCCGCGATGGCCGCCCCCGCCGTGTTTCACCGCGATGCCGGACAAATCCAGGTCCGTCCGATGCGCCGCGTGATAGAGCGACACACTCCAGCGCAGCCCGTCCCAATGCCACAGGAGCAGCGCCTGATGTCCGGACTCCGGCACATCTCGCGCCGCGAACGTCAGCGAATTCCCTTTCCCATTGAGCGCCAGAAACGTCAGGCCCTCCCATTCCATCGGATACGCCCGATGCTTCACCGCGTTCCTGTCCTGTTCCCGTTGATATCGCTGGATGGCACGCCCCGCCGGCATGAGCGAGATCACCATTATCTGGCTCTGTTCCACTTGCAGAGTCTCCTCCAGGCTCAGGTCCAGCAGTCCCTGCCAGATTTGGCCCGTCAACTCAGCCGAGCGCAGCGCAAACTGGAACGTCTCCGCATCCGGGTCCCGTTTGTCCCAGATGTCATACTCGCCGGCGAGACGCACCGCTAGAGGCTCTGTCACCCGCCGCTCCACGTAATCCTCCTTCCTGGGCAGATCGTCGATGGTCCACGCGTGAGCGCCTCCTTCCCGTGCGACCTTCTCTTCTCCGCCTGTCAGTTCTTGAAAGAACTGCCACGTCAACCGGCACGCCGCCACTCCGTCGATGCGATAGCCCGGAATATCCGCCGCGTAACGGTCGATCGCCGACTTATGATGATCGATCCAGATAAGGCCCGGATGGCCCATCAACGTCGGCACCGACAGGTCGAGGATGTACACCGTTTCCTCGATCGGAATCACCGGTTCCGGCTCCCCGTAATCCCACCCGATGAACTCCACCGGAGAGGAGTCGGTGGCCGCCGGCAGCAGGAAACGCCTGGCAATTTCCCGGCAGAAGATCCCGTCAAAATCGGCCCTGTGATAGACGACTGTGGTTTTCATATTTTGGCTTTCCACGCGACTGCCACCCACGCATCGCTTTGTTTTAGTTTGGATGGGTCTGCACGGAATGTTGCCCAATCCGGCAGCGGGTCCCCGTTGAAAGCTTTGCCACCCACCTGGCTGCAGTATTCCTCGTAGAGGACACCGGCCGCCTGTTCGACGAGGATTGCAATGTTCTTATCCATCGGCGCCGCGAGAGCCTTTCCAATCGCATTGCTATAACCCCAGTCACCCGGAGCACCGAATGCACGGTAGAGCCTTTTGCCTTCCACCAAGCGTGCTAGCACCCGCACCAATTCCGCCACGTCGAGCGAGTTGTTCGCGAGCGCTTCCAGCTTTTGCAGTTCGTCCGCCTTTTCGCGGAGCACATTTGCCAGCATTGTGTTGTTCATAATTTCAGCTTTTCAGGAAAAGTATTTGTCCAATTCCGGATGCGACTTGCACCACCACTCCTCCACCGTGATTTGCGTCAGCGGATGCAAATGCGCCGCCAATGGTTCCAGTTGCGAGCGATGCGTGCATACCGAGCGCGGCACCCAGAACCCGTGTGCCGGCGTTTCCGGCGGATAAAACCGCCACGCCTTTTGCGTCGAGGCCTCGTGCCGAAAACATCCCTTCCGGCTCATGGGTCCACCTCCCGCTCAGCGACTCTGGCCTGATGCTTGAGCGTTTGAAGCGCCCCCTTCAGCCGGATGCCCGCCGCCAGTTCATCAATCGCCCGCAGATTCCTGTGCGCATCGCGATACAGCGTCGGGTCCACAATTGACCAAACCGCTTCACAATGCGAAATCCGTGCCCGGAATTCATCGAGGTCCAGCAGGTCCACCATCTGCGCCGCGGAGATCAGCAGCTGCTGCGTCGACATGTATTCGGCGTCCGTCATTTCGGTTTTCCGATTTGCGGAAATTCCCTCACCCGCAAATCCTCCGGCCACTCCGCCGGGTTCCCTCCCTTTCTGTCCACGCACACGAACGGCACCGCCACGGCGCCCGGCATTGCAGTCCGGGAGCTATACGTCACGTGACTCCCCAACTGCTTCACGAAGGCAGCCACACCAGCCTCCTGGCATTGCTGCACGCCCGAACGGATCCACGGCACATCACACACCCGCGCCCTGGGCCCGCTCTCCCCGCCAAAAATCACCCAGTCAATCGTGGCATATGGAATTCCCAGATGACAGTCGCCGCGATGATGCCAGTTCAGGCAGTCTCCGAAGAATCCCGGGGCCACCATTTGCTTCACCGCGGTCAGGTCCACCGGCCCCAGCATCGGCTCGACCGACAGAAACCGCACCGCCGCCGGAATGTGGAGCAACTGCGGAATCCGTTTGAGCGCCATCTCCTGATTCTCCACCGACACCCCTACCCACACGTTCCGCGGAGTCTCAAAGTTATCCACCCAATCGGACAGCCACTCCACCGCGTCCTCATCCTCACCAAACGCGTTGGCATCGAGCGCCAGCACCAGCCTTTCATGAAAATTCTCCGGCCGCTTCGTCAGCAGCAGCCAATCCAGATTGGGCGTCTCATGGATGAGCTTCAGAAAATCCGCCAGCCATTCAATCGGCACCTCGTCGTCCAGCCAATCACATAGCGATGGAAATACGCGCCACGGCCGCGGCGGCGTCGCGCCCGATCGATTCCACTTCAACGGCCCCTTCCAATTCGCCGTGCTGGTGCGTGAGCGCGGGGCATCCTTGCCCCAATGTTTTCCTCCATGAAGCCGTTTGTCCCGCGTCTCCGCGTAACAATGCGCGCACCCCACCGAAACCTTCGTGCACCCAAGCCAGGGATTGAACGTCGCATCCGCCCACTGAATTTTCGTCGTGTCACTCATCGGCGACAAACGATTCCACCTTTCCGTCCCCTGAGCCTGTCGAAGGGCCGTCCTCCGCCTTCTTCCCCCACGCCTGCAGCCAATTCACGCTCTTCTCTGGGAGCGGTTCATTGTGGTTGGCGTACTGCGAGCCATGCGACAGAAACCACAACTTGCGCGACCCGTTTTGCAGGCTTCCCTGCAGCCTCTGGTTCTTCAGCACAAATTTCGCATCCCAACTTTTGTCCGAGCCCGGCTTCATGAACTCCCCATATTCGCTCGTGAATTCCTCGCTCGAAATCAGCTTCGCCTTCCGCCGGTCCAACCCCGGGCGCAGCTTCTCCCACTTCTTGGGATTCGAGTACACCGTGCACACGTTGTTCGAGGCGTCCACCCAGCGCAGGCTTCCCCGGCTCGTCCCCGTCTTGTTCAGGTGATTCACCATCACCACGTGCGAGTTGTGTCCCACCGCGAACGCGTGAAAATCATTCGCTGCAAGCCCGTGCGCCGCCATGTCATCCTCCATCAGCGAGAGCTTCATCACGTTGTCCACCGTGAAAAGGTTCCAGCCCCGGCCCGCCGCCCGCTTGAATTCATCGAGCAACGTGCGGTATTGGATGATCCCCCGGAAATCGAGGATCAGGCAGCGCGCGTTGATCCATGCCGCCGCTCGCATCGCCAGCTTGTGGCCCTCCTCTGAGTCCACGCACCATTTTACCCCGAGCAACTGCCGCATCAGCACCTCCAGCGTTTCCTCCGGCGCCATCTCCATCGAGGCTACCACCGCCTTCATTCCCTGGTGCATGAGATGCAGCGTCATGTACGCCAGGAGCGTCGTCTTGCCCACGCCCTTCTCTCCGAGCATCAGCGTCATCTCCTTCGTACGAATCCGAAATTTAAAACCCCCAAACGCATCAGGCAGGTCCAAGCCCGGCTCCTCCTGTTTTTCGCCGCCAAACCAGCGCGTACACACCGCCTCCAGGAACTGTCCAGCCGGCCGCAACAAGCTCGAGGCCTCCGTGGGGTTCACATGTTCCTGGGCGAACTGCTCGAACTTTTGGCGCTGCCGATCCACCAGCGCCTCCACCGAGCCCATGAACTCCCGCGCGTGTTTCACCGTGTTCAGGCATTCCGCGATGAGATTACGCAACACCCACTTGTCCCGGAGGATATCCAGGTAATACCCGATGTTTGCCGCGCTCGGGATTTGGTCCGGGTGCTCGCTCATGTAGGCGAGCCCGCCGGCATCGTTCAAGTGTCCATTGTCCCGCAACCGCTGCGAGAGCGTCACCAGATCGATGAGCTTCTGTTCCGCCCGCATCGCTCCGAACGTCTGCCACAGCACACGATGCCGGAGATCGTAAAACCATTCCGGCAACACCTGTTGCCGCTCGCACATCGAGAGCGATGCCTCCGGCGCCAGCAGAATGGAGCCCAACACTCCCCGCTCCGCCTCATCCGAATGCGGCGGCAGCTGGTCAGCTTCCTCGCCTGGAGGATTCATTTGTCCCCCCCCACATCCACATCCCGCGGCACACTGATTTTCAAATCGTCATCCGCCGCGGCCGTCGGCGGCCGTCCCGGCAGCGCCGAAAAGCGCGAATCCGTCCCGATGCCCGTGCGCCGGATTTTCCCGGCTGTGAACATGTCCATGAGCCGCACCCGCAAATCGCTCACCTTCGAAGGAGAGTCCACCAGGTCCGGCCAATGTTTGCGCACCATCTCCACAATCTCCGGCCCCGAGTAAGCGCCCGATAATCCGGCAAACAACGCCTCCAACGCTGTCATCTGTGGCGATTGCCCATGTTTGCCCGCCGTGCGCGACAGCCGCATCCCCGGGCCTATCCCCGCCATGGCCGGCGGCGCCTTCCGCGGAGCGTCGGTCGGGGCCGCGACCTGCTTTGGCTTCCGGATTGGCTTGAACTGAACCGACACCTTTTCCGTCAGCTTTTCGGTCCGCCGTCCTCCGTCCTC